CGCCCTAGCAGCAGAACGTGCGTCGTTGTCGTTTTCATAAAGCGCATCCTGCACCCACTTGGGTTGTTGATCTGCCCACTCATGGAACTCATCACTGTCACGGATTTCTCCGAAATCAGGATGCATCTGCATCAATGCGGCTTCTGCTTTTTCTTTAGTTGCAGACAGTTGTAGTTCGTCAATTGCTTTGATGCGTTCTTCAAGTGCGCTAGATTGCTCACTTGCTTTTTTCATTGCGATTGTCTCAACGATAGCTGCTACGTCAGGATAGTCTGCTGCCCATTGTTCAATGTCTTCATCAGACTTGGGCAACTTCATTTCTTTTTTTGTAGCGTCTGATAGCTGACGCTTTAACTCTGCAAGCTCTGTTTTAAATTCTTCTGCTTGCTTTTGCTGATGCCTACGCAGATCAGAGTAGCGTTTCTTAAACGTCTTTTCTTCTGCTGTTGTAGGTTCATCCTCTTCAGGCTCTGCAGTTTCTTCTACTTCGCCTCTTTGTTCTTTGAGCATTTGCTCAAGCTCTTCTTCTTCCATCTTGCGCTTTTCTTCATTAGTATATTTGCGTTGCGCAAACGCTACTTTCTTTTCCGGCTGCATTTCTTCAGCCATAATTTCAGCAGTCTCTGCCATTTACTTTCTCCTAGTTGGGGCCAACCGTAGCCACGCCGGGGTGGGGGATTAGGTAGCCAACATATACGGGACTATTTTTTAGAAGCTAGTCCACCACGCTTCATCTTTTTAGATTTAGGTTTTTTCTTTGCTGCTAAACCGCCGTCCACAAAACCTCTAAATCCTCTGTCTCTTCCCATAGCTTCATTGGCTCTATCAACTGCTTGTCGATTGGCTGTTTCTTGTTCTATTTGTCTGTCTTCACGGTCAGCAAAAACATCATCTCTGTCTTCATCCCGATCACGTTCTCGCGCTGCTCTAATTGCAGCATCGGATGCTGCTTTTGCTTTAGACTCTGAACGAGTTGGGAAAGACTCTCTAATCCTACCCGCTTCTTTTTGTGCGGCTACTGTTTTTGCCCGTGCAGCTTTTGCCTGTGCTGCAGCCATAAGATCATCTGCCGCATCATCTTCATCCATGCTCTTTTCACCTGCAAGCATTTTGGCAACATAATCATCTACCATTTTTTGGGCGGCATCTTTTTCTGTTTGCGAAGCACCCGGTTTAGCTACAAATGCACCTGTTTCTTTATCCAAGACATAGCCTGCTGCCTTAAATTCTTTAGAAAACTGGTCGGCAACATCACGTGCTTGTTGAATTTCGTCTTGCCTATCTTGTGCTGCTTGAAGGCCAATGTCCTTAAGTTTTTGTTCTGCCTCTTTAGAGTTGGCTCCAAAATCTTTAATCGTTTGTTTTAGGGCATTGTAATCATCTGCACCTACAGTAAATTCAACATTTCCTCTTTTAATAGTTGCAGTAGCTCCTGCAGGAATAGTTCCTGAACCAAGAAGTCCTGACATAATGCTTCCAATGCCTTTTAGTTTACCAAGCCCCTCTCCTTCACTATCAAAAGAAACGCCATAAATAGTTCCGGCTACTCCTAGCCTGCCGCCGCCGGGTCCAAACTTTTCTTCTTGTTCTTTAGCATAACGCTCATCACGATCACTGGTATCACGTACTGAAGTTGTTTGCGGTGTAGTTGGTGTTGTTGTTACCGCTTCTGTCTTAGTGGCTTCAGGGTCTACAAATGTATAGCCTTCAGGAATAGGGTAGATAGGCTGTCCATTCTTAAACGGAATCTGCATAGTCATGCCAGCTTCGTTTCTATAGGTACGCAGTTCATCATACTGACCCGGTGTCTGACCAATAGTCTGCTGGAACGTAGGTATGTCTTCTGGCTTATACTGTTGCACTGTAGACACAGGAACCTGCTGTGGGCGTGTAGGCGGCTGTACAAACGGCTGTGACGCCGCCTGCATAGGGTCTTGTGCTATGCCTGCTGTCGGCGCTGCTGCCTGTTGAAAACCACTAATACCAAACTGCTGTTGTTGTGGTGTACCCGGAACAAAACCACCTACATTATACTCTGGTTCGTCTTCCATGTCAAGGTCATTAATATCAAAAGGTAGATCATCTGGCATAGTAGCTTCTTCGCTATTGCCCATCTGACCCATTTCTTCCATCAGCTTGAGGCCCAGCTTTGCCTCTTGCCGCATCTGCATTAGGTTGCCAAGACCAATGTAACGTACTACATCAGCCGGAATAACAAACTCGCCTTCGCTGAGTTGTGCAGGAATATCGTCACGCACTTCTTCTTGCGTAGAACCCGGCGGTACTTCATTGCCAGACACAGGGTCTACTGTGCCGCCCTCATCTTTAAGACCACCGTCTTCAAATAGTTCCATTTGTTTTTCCATGTTTACACTTCCACCCTCTGCGAAAAATTCTTTTTTAATCTGGCGCACCACAGGTATATAGTCTAGAAAACTTTTATCTTTTTGTTCAGGAGAGGGTACGTCATCTCCTACATCGGCAATGGGTGCAGCTTGATCTATGTTCTGATTTTCTGGGTCCACATCGGCGCGGTCTACAGGCTGTAGTTCAGCAAAAGTTTCTGCGGCAGACGCACGACGTTTATCTGAATGTGGTTTTCCCGGTTTTAAAAATCTATCAGTAATACTGTCCGCAATTGTTTTTGGGTCTTCACTACTTTTAAAGTAACCTTTAATTGTGCCTGTATTTCCTGCCCCTACATTTTTTGAAAATGAATAAAATGGGTCTTGTGTATCCCCACCAGCATTAATCGTGTCAAGAAAATAATCTAGTTGCGATTCTGCACTATCTTGTTTATTTGTTTTTTGTAGATATTGTTTATACCAAGTTTCATGTCCTGCTTTTTTTCCGGGGTCATCAAATTGAAACAGCCCATATGCACCACCCGGAACAATGTTAGGATCACGAGGATCACCTGATTTTGTTTGGCGCTGTTGAAAGTCAAATGTACCACCTGTTTCGATATCAATATTGCCAACGATACCTGCAATGGCAGCATTACTAAGACGCCGTTTTTTTAAATGGTCAATTATACGCTGGCGGTTATCTTTATATCTTTGTTGTCTGCGTGCTTTTACAGCCGCTACTTCTTCACTTGATTTAGGAGTTGGTAGTTCCATTTATTTCATCCCTAAGATATTTAAGTTTACGAAGTGCAGCAATTGCACCCTGTGACCTATACATCATAACATTATCGTCAGCTTGTTCTAATGCTTTATGCTGTTGAGCTATTATAAAGTCAAGATAATCACTGAATGCTTGCCACTGGCGGTTGTTGTTGACCACCGGCTTGAGCTTGCTGAGTATCTGCTGCTTGTCTGCCATTTCCACTAAATCCTTGTTCACCCGGCACTGGAGCTTGTCCCGTGCCTATATTGCCCCCACCTGCACCTGTAGGATCACCAGCGTCTACACCAGCAGGTGCGCCCTGTTGTTCTGGGGGAGCCTGAAACTGCTTCATCATTTCAGCTTGTAATGCAGCTTCATTCATATTGTTGGTTACTTTATCGGGGTCTAGATCAAGAGACTTTGCAATCTCGCGGATTACATACTGAAACTTTGCAAACGGTGCTAATACAGGATTGCTTGCAATACTTAAAAACTGCATTAGTCGTTGACTGCGCACTTCGTTAGCCATTAAACTTTCTGTGCCACGTGCCTTAACTTCTAAGTCTCCTTTCATAGAAGAGTCAAAGTCGAACTGCATATTAAAACGGAAGAAGCCTTCACCTAATGGTCGTAGCAGATAATCGTCTACGTTTTTAATTACAGTTTTAATACTGCCGCTAGCTGCACCCATTAGCATAGAGATGCCTGACGCTGTTCGCCCAACTCCTGTAACACCCGTTTGACCGTGAGCAAAAGAAGGCATCCCGGTGCTTTCATCAGCAAGCTGACGGGACTTGTCAAATAACATCATGTTTTCAGAAGACACGTTTGGAAACTTTGTACCAAAGATAGCCTGACCCGGTGCGCCACCTTGACGGCGGAATACCTTGCCCGGATATAAAGACAAATCTTGTCCCGGTACTAAATTAGTTTCATCCACCTCTACAATCAAATTGCCTGACAATACAGCATTGTCTACGGCCATGCGCATGAAGCCGTTCATCAGCGTCTGCGTGTCGTCCATGTTTTCCGCAATGCCTACACCAAAGAAGCTGTACGGATTGAGTTCATACGGCGCAGCCACATACGGAATCTTGGCTGGCTTGAATGGGTTTAACACCATGCGAATAAGTTTGTCATTACAAATCCAAATGTTTGCCTGCAATTCATCAAAGTCTTTTAACTCATCTGGAATAGTGACGCCATTTTCTTCAAGCATTTCTGTATCGACCATGCCCCAGTATTCAAGCACCTCAAAACGATCAATACCATGCTCCGGCGCGTAGTCGGACAAATCGTCTTCCCAGTATTTTTTATCATAATTTTCGCCAAAGCTAATTGCTTCGTCAATTACCTGATCTCTAAAGTAAGGCCGCTTTTTAAGATTGCGTAACTGTGTGCGAGACATTTTGTGACGTTCAATTACAAACTGTGCCTCGTCCATGTTATTAGCATCAGGATCAGGATAAAAATTCCATACTGATACATGGTTTACTTGTGGCACTGTTTTAAATACAGGATCGTAGTTTCCGTCCTCACCCCAGTTAGGGTACTCTTTATCTGCAGCAAATGGCCCTTTCATAATTCCAGTGCCAAACAATGACATCTCAAACGCACTGCTGCGCAAATTTTTATTAGCCCCGGACTCTTCAAGTTGATCGTGTATTTTCTTTTCCATTTTTTTAGCCGCGACCATAGCGGGACTAAAGTCAATAGAGGTAGGAGTTTTACCCGGTCCTTCTTTTAGTTTATCTTCTACAGCTTCTAATTTATTACTAAGTGGGCCAAGCTGTTCAAGTAAAGTTTGCGCAGTGGCTCCGGGTGGCAAGTCTTTACCATCGCCTGCAAACCCGTATGGATTTGGAGCTTCAGACAAAATGCCCTGTAATTCTTGTGGTTCTTTTGGATCAAAGTGAACGTCTGCTACTACGCCTTCTGGTAATTCTGTAGGCTCTATCGAAAGTGGAAATTTATTGTTAGCAAACAACACATCCACAATTTGACCATACGCAGCTAGTGTTTTGGTTTTTGTAACTTTAATAAAAACGCGAGATTTTTCGGACTCTGTAAACTGAACGTCAGGTCCATATAAACCACGATAATTACGGTAAGCTCTTAGCCAACGCTCTTCATCTTGATAACGATAATCTTCTGCACGTTTATATCGTTCCACTACAAATGGAATAATATTACTAACGTCTGCGTCTTCTATAACAGTATCGTCACTATCTTCTAACGCAATCGCGTCGTCTTCAATCATCAGTTCATCATCTGCCATAATATTTCCTTAATATCCAAATGTAGAATCGGCTACTTGCATACCTGACGATGGTCTGCCATGCGGGTCGTAGTCGAAAATAGAGAACCGGGGTCGGGACATAATCCCATACCGTAGCGCGTCGTAAAGGTGGTCTTCAGACTTTGTATCAACGTCTTCTGGATTTTTCTTGTCCAGAGGAATGGCCGGTAACTGTGATATTGTCTCTGTGCAGTTATTAAAAAATACAAGCCTTGGCTCCTCTGTAAACTCGTCTACTTGTAAACGCCTGTGTATTTCGTTCTTACCAGCAACCCTACTTCCTCTACTGCGATCTGACTGACGCCAACGACAGCCCTTTGCAATCATTTGCTCCGCAAGAGAAGGACCAGTATCACCACGCTTGTGCCAAAGACTACTGTCCAAAACACCGTACTTAATATTTCCATCTTCGGCCTCTAAATCTAATATCATATCAGCCAAGTCTGTGGCGAGGACTTTGCTGACATATAGCTCTCTATATACGATAAGTTGTTCATCAGGTGCCACTGCAAACCAAAGAACCCCAGAATAACTACCGTAACCATAGTCACAGGCACGAAACTTGACCCAGTTAGCAGGGATATGAAAAGGCTCAACAACATGGATATCCCTATTAAACTCAGTAAACGCTGCACCTTCTTTGATGTCCCAATCGCCTTCAAGAAGTTGCCTACGCTGCTGTTCAGGAAGAGAGAGAAGCATTGCTTCATAGTCTCCTGCTGTTGAAAGGTATGGGTTGTCAGAGAGTCTTGCCGGGATAAAGCGTCTCTTAAATAAAGATTTTCCTGCCTTGCTATGCCCATAGGGATATCGAAGAACTTCTCCGGTTTCTGTGTCTGTCGCATCGAATGGCCTATTGTACGGTGCAGGGTCAATAAACATTTTCTTAACCCACTGATGGCCTCGTCCACCGGGGTTGGTAGTAGCCCTCATAAAAATGGGCAAGTCAGGTGCAGTGGACCGTAGACGAGATCGCATGTAATTCCATGCATATGGTGTGGCCCATTGAGTCAACTCGTCAAAGCCTATCCAGCTAAATGCCAGACCCTGATAACGCAAGACATCCTCATCTCTATCCAGATAAGACATCCACAACCTTGCGCCAGATGGCGCGGTCCACTGCATCTTTCTTTCTGACCACTTTATACCGGGCCAGATTAAGGGGTACAACTCTTGCGATTTGAAAATAAGTTCTCGCAGTTCTTCGGTTGTATGTCTTAATAACAATCCACTAAATTGTGGATGCCCCATGTAGCGGAGCGGGTCTGCTAGCATGGCGTAACTTTTACCGCCACCCGCACTTCCGCCATATAATACCTCTCGCTCACTAGCGGCTAGAAACTCTGTCTGCGGCCCCGGATTAGGCTTGAACAATACATTAGCATGTTCCTCAACGTCAGATGTTTCATATGAAACCTCGTTAATCTGCGGCTGCTGCTCTTGCTCCAGTTCTTGCTTCTTCGATGGCTTTCGCTTTGCTGATCGCCGTTTCCGCATATTCTGCCCACTTGCGGAGGCTTGCAGCTTGGTTCTTACGCTGTCGCTCATGTTGTAGACGTTTCCTTAATCCTACATGTGAAATATAACGGCCACTGTTGGAAGTCAACCAGTTGGCTACCTCACGGTATGAATACTGATTGACGTGCTTACGTGCCTTTTCTAACAAGTCCAGTTCTACTGGAATAGGGTCAAGAATGTCGGGGTCTTCTTCACTCTGTTTATAACCAAACGGTATTGTACGTGCAATTCGTGGGATAGACACCCACTCGTTTTCTTCTTTAATGTCTGTGGGCTGTGGCAGTTTCCACTTGCCTATACTTCTACTCATCGTCCTCAACAGGTGCTTTAGGTGGCATAAGCATAACACCGCCGCTTGCCTCTACCTGCATCTTCTCAGTCTTGACAAGACCTACACGGTCAAGCAGTTCTTTGGCGGCAGACATCTTGTCACGGATGCCAAGTTCAGTTGGATCAAACAACGCACCCGTCATAGCCATTGCAGCCTTCGGTGCATTCTGCGCCATGTACATTTGTGTAGCCTCAAGGATTTCTTCCTTCAAACCTTTGACAATTTCTGTGGTAGTTGTGGCATCTGAATAGCCAGCTATCTTCTTAGCCATAACCATGTTGCCACCGGCCTCATCAAAAAGAACATTCAAGAATGCCTGTTGTTTTCCTGTCAATTGTCTAGCCATCAAACTCTCCGTGATGCATGGCATGGGCGAGTTTTGTACTACGCGATTTTACCTGCCTAGCCCACCTGCTGTCAAGCATTTCTTTCGCCGCTGTGTCAAATTGTTTTGCTTCTACAGCGGCCCACATTTTTTTGAACTTGCAAAGACGCGGCACCCCAAGATTAAATGCCATGTCTACAAGTACAAGTTGACGT